GGTAGGTTGTGTGTATACTCAGATTATTAATTAAATTATTAATTAATATAAGGCGCGAAGCGCCGATATTATATATATAATTATATAATAATAACTAAATAGATTTACATAGTTCTCCCTTATTGAGTACCCTCCTGTCCTCTAAGGGAGGACTATGTAACAACTTAAGACAGGAGAAGTCAATGGTTAAACTGGATTCATACGAACTGCCAGCACATATATCCTACTCAGCATTTACCACTTACCTTACTTGTGGGTATCAGTATTACCTAGGTCGGTTACTCAAAGTTCCAGAGGAACCATCTATCTGGTCAGCAGGCGGACGAGCATTTCACTTAGCAGCAGAATTGTGGGACATCGAAAATGGTTAACACTTACTGGCAGACTGCCTGGTCTAAGGAAACTGAAGGACTTAATTTTGAGACTGCTCGTAGAGCAGGAAGAGCAACCAAGGATAACCCGAACAAAGAAGACGGTGCTTGGTGGTATGACCAAGGTTCCAAGTGGGTAGACAACTACATACTTTGGCGCAAGAACAACCCTAGTTGGAAACTTTGGACGACACCTCAGGGTGCCAAGGCTATCGAGTTAGAGTTAAACCCAGTTATCTCTGGGGTACCAGTGAAGATGTTTATTGACAGAATCTTTGAGGTTGACGGTAAGTTAGTTATCGTTGACTTGAAGACCTCTCGTGCACGTCCTCAGTCTGACCTTCAGTTAGGCTTCTACAAAATAGGAGTCGAGATGATGTTGGGAGTGGAAGTCAATCTAGGAAACTACTGGATGTCTCGTGAGTCGGGGACAGGAGAGATGATTGACCTAAGTAGATATACCTTAGACACGCTTGAATACTTTGTTGATGGCTTTGACAAAGCACGCAAGGCTGGTATATTTCTACCGAACCTACAATCGTGCAATTTCTGTGGACTCACAGAACATTGCCAATTCACGAAGGAAAAATAAATGCTCAAAGTAAATACACTAACAGCACAAGATGTGTTGGTAGCACTTGAAATGAAACTCATTACACAGGATGAAGCACGCGAAGCACTTGGCTTTGCAGTTACTAAGGAGGATAAGTAATGGCAGAAGATTGGAAGTTACAGGTCTCTTACAAGACCAATGGTGGGGATATGGTAAATGTCCGTGCTAATACTGCAGATGAACTTAGCGTATTGCTAGAGGGAATCTCTGATTACTCAACACAGATTGCAGCAACAGGAAGAATGCTTAATGGTGCAAGTGTGGTAGCCCCTTTGGGGACGCCTACTTCAACTCCCGCGCAGCAAGCAACTCCTACCTTCGTAACCGCCCCGACAGCGGAAGCATCAGGTGGCATTGAAGAGACTGTTCAGGACAGGTATGGAAACATATGGGTCTATAATAAAGCAGGCGCACCAACCTGTGTAAGAGGTACAATGGTTTTGAAATCAGGAACTAGTCAGGCTGGCAAAGCATACAAGTGTTGGTCAGACCCTGCTTCAGGACCTAAATGGTCAGGAGAGAAAGTTCCTAAAGAACTACACGCCCCAATCATTTGGGCATAAATTGACATAAACTAGAATTGGTAGAGGGGTATTTATTAGGGGAAGATATTTACCCCTCTTCCAACCTAAGACAGGGGATACAAATGGAAAAAACAATTAAGTATTTATTACAAGAAGCATACGTCGATGGTTACAAAGATGCTCGTGAATCAATAGCACAGGAGATTGAAAAATTACCAGTTGAAAGTTCAACTACCAACGCAGTAGGTATGAAGTCTATTGCCATAAAAGTTGCACGAGGTAAGCAGTGAGAACTCTTGTACGCTCAGTAGGTAGAGCAGACATTGGTGGCGAACCATTACCTGCAGTCTTTCGTTCACTTGATTTAAACAAAATTATATTTCGTAGAGCAGAAGTCTCTATGCTTGCAGGCACACCAGGTGTGGGAAAGTCCACTCTGGCACTGGCTTTAGCCCTTAAAATGAAAGTCCCTTCTCTTTATATTTCAGCAGACACTAACGCACACACTATGGCTATGCGTCTTGCATCAATGATTAGCGGTAAGAATCAGACTGACGTTGAGACGTTAATGAATAGTGATTACGGATGGACTAAGGCAACTCTTACTAGAGGTTCACACATTGTCTGGTCATTTGAATCTTCTCCCACTTTGCAAGATATAGACGAAGAGGTTCAAGCCTTTGAAGAATTGTGGGGATGTCCACCTACTGCAATCTTTGTGGACAATCTAATGGACATTGCCACAGATGGTGGTGAAGAATTTGCATCTATGCGTGCAATTATGAAGGAGTTGAAGTACCTTGCTCGTGCTACTAACGCCGCTATTATTATTTTGCATCATACTTCTGAGGCTGTACCTGGGAATCCTTGCCAACCTCGCTCTGCTCTTCAAGGTAAAGTCGCGCAACTTCCTGCTCTTATTTGTACTCTTGGAGTTGTTGGTACTTCTATGGCTATTGCCCCTGTAAAGAATAGATATGGAAGAGCAGATGCAAACGGGGATTTGCTAGCGTGGCTAGCATTTAACCCTGAGTATATGTTTATGGACGACATACCAGAGAACTAATAGGAGAAAAATGATTAGAGAAGAAGAAGATGATAGAACTCAAGAGATGCGTGCATTTGTTCTGCTTGAACTTAAACAAGAGATTGCTAAGTTAATTGAAAAGATTGAATCAGCCAAGGTTCCAATCACTGATGAATGGACTGAAGGTGTTAACGCTGGATTAGAGTGGGCAGTACGTATCCTCAAGAAGGATAAGAGTGTCTCTTAGTGTGGACTTATGCACTCAGTACAACTGAGGAAGCAACTGCTGTCGAAGTAGGTTATCAGCGACAGAAGCCATACTTTGGTGACCCAACTAGAAACATTAACTACTCAGAGGGTGACCTATGGGAGATGTGGCAACACGTTGTATGTGCGGGTTCAGAGTTAGCCTTTGCGCGAATGGTTGGTAAGAAAGATTTTGTACCACACTTTAACAAGTGGAAGTCTGAGTTAGATATTCCTGGATTGGGTGAGGTTCGCTATTCATTTCCACCTATCAGGGGTCTTCGATATACAACACGAGATGAAGATAATTTAATTTATGTCCTAACAACAGGTGGTCTTTGTAATAAAGAACGACGCAATGCACCTGATTGGAAAGGACCAGATTATATAGCAGTTGGTTGGATGTATGGTAAAGATTGCAAGAAAGATGAATGGAAATATAACGAGAAGACTTGGTATGTTCCAATAGAATATCTTAATCGAATGGAGACATTACCTAATGCCATCACAAAGTAGGAAACATCGTGGGTACAGGTCACAGAAAGTCCTTGCCAACTTTTTAGCAGAGAATGGATTTCCTTTTGCGGAGTCTACTGGTGCTGGACGTAGTGGTACTGACGTTACTGGAACCGTCGGGATTGACTGGGAAGTAAAGGCTCGTGCAGGATTTAATCCCTCCGCCGCGATTGCACAATTAAAAGATAGAGCAAACAATGACCTTGGCGTAGTTGTGCTACGATTGAATGGTCAAGGAGAAAAAAGTGTATCCGATTGGGTATGCTTACTCAGACTGGAGGATGCAGTGAAACTATTAAGAGATGCAGGATACGGTGATAAGAATTGACAGCGACCTTCCGCCAATTGCGGACATACTCAGACACTACGGTGCGAATCTTAGACAAACGCACGGGCAAGTTAATCTCAAGTGTCCTTTTCATTCAGACACACACCAGTCAGGAAGTGCAAACCTCGATAAGAACATCTTCATTTGTTTCGCCTGTGGTGTCCAAGGCAATAGTATTCAAATCATTGTCAGACAAGAAGGGATGAGTTTCAATGAGGCAAAGCATTTTGCAGAAGGAATTACTGGGGAAAGCAGCAGCAGGGTACGCGGAAAACATTTATCAGGCGGAAGGTTACCTAAAAAGCAGAGGTATTCCTCTGGAAGTAGCACGTCTGGCGTCATTAGGCGTAGTCGCGGAGCCTGAGACAGGGCACGAAGCGTTCAAGGGTAGGTTATCTATCCCTTACATTACTAAGACTGGCGTAGTTGATTTAAGATTTAGAAGTTTAAATCCTGCAGTTGAACCAAAGTATATGGGTATGACTGGGGCTGAAACCAAGATGTACAATGTGTTAGATGTGGAGAGAGCCAGTAACTTTATTGGAGTTTGTGAAGGCGAGTTGGATACCCTTACTTTGTCTGCTTGCATTGGGATTCCCTGTGTTGGAGTACCAGGTGCGAACAGTTGGAAGAAGCACTACACACGATTGCTGGCAGACTTTGAAAGGGTCTTTGTATTCGCAGATGGGGACCAACCAGGGACAGAGTTCGCCCGTAGTCTTGCCCGCGAACTACCAGTTACTATCATTCAACTCCCAGATGGACACGATGTTAATTCAATGTTCGTGCAAGAAGGCGTTGACTACTTCAATCAAAAGATGGGTGTAAATGAACATTGATGATACTCCTCCCCATAATCATTGCAACGATTGCAACATAACCTTTCCCGATTCCTTTGCCTTGATAGACCATATGATGGAAGAGGGTGAAGAGTTTGACCCGTACTACCTGTTGCCCTCTGGATTTAAACTTATGCTAGGGTCAATGCTACGGTTCTTGTTCGACAACGCAGACGACGCAGACCAGATTAAACTGATAACTCAGTCTACTTATGTTACACTATTTGCTAGTGAGAATGGTTACGACCTAGTAGATGAGTTAGTTGAGGATATGATTGTGAAGTCTGCACTTCAAGACTTTGACCGAGACTTACAAAATTTACTAGCGGAGGAACCAGATGACAAAGAAGGCGGAGCGTGAAGAGATATGGCAGATTATTCAGTACCTCGCGGGACTAGGATTGAACGTAACAAAGACGGAGATTCAGGGAACTACCTTGATGGTTTCGTTAGCCATTCC